TGGTATTGAAGGGCAATTAAAGGTAAAGCAAGACCAGGGTTTCTACAGAACCAAAATTGAAGTGGGACAAAGAAACGTCCTGCCAATCCCGAGTGTAGAGCAGTTCCACCGGCACGAGCCATAAGTTGATATTTGGTTGCCTTCCCTGGAAGCGCATTCTCACCTCCACCATCGCTACCAACAGAAACTCCTGTTGGATTAGGTTCAGTTAATTCTGCCCAAGTTTCCATCCAGTGTCCAGTATGTTTATCAATTCTTTGACCACCAATTTCAAGTTCAACATCACCAACAATACCATTTCCGTGATTAGCAAGCATAGCTGTCCCAGCAACAGACACATGTTCTAAATACATTCTGTGGACAAGATCACCATTTCTGGATATCGTAGCGGTTACGCGGTTTCCTTCTCCAACAGTTCCGTTCCAAGTTTGTTCAATGGCTTCCATTGAAAAGTTAGTGTGTCTGCGGTAGACAACCTTAAAGAAAGTGATTTGTGGGTTACCCGTAAGGTAAATATCCTGAGCACCATAAGCGACAAGTTGCATTAATCCTCCTCCCATAGTTATTTTATACATTATACTTAGAAAAAAAAATCAGAAAACGCAATTAATTTAATTTGAATAAGCCAAACCACCCATTCCATTTTTTATTCTTAGAATATTATAATTCAAAGCATAAATAGTGAGAGGTTTTTCATAATAAGGATTAATTATATCATCAAATACTAATTTAATATCATCAATTTTAGAGAAATTACATGTTCCAGAAGGCTGATGTTCTTCAGGATTTAATGCGAATGAATAACAATTTATATTTTTTTTCATATTAGATGTCCTTGATCTTTGTTTAGTATATCTTCCAATAACATCTATAGAAATAATATAATCAGTATCTTCTGAACTATTTATCGATATACCAAAATTTGGTTCTACTTTTACAATTGTTGAGTCTTCGGGTTCAGTAACATTATTTTCTATTTCTTTTATTTGTGTGGTAAATGCTAGTGCTTTCTGTCCTAAATCATCGGCATCTTTGTCCGGATCTTTCACTGATATTGATATAAATAATATATCACCAATTTCAATATTTAGAGGAAATATAATACCTGGATCATGTTCAAAAGATAATGTAGAGTGAGATTGGGATGGTAATGTAGTGTCATCATTATGTGATTTAACCATTACTCTCCCATATGGAACAATTTGCGGGGTCTCAAAACTACCAACAATGGACCAATTATAAGCATAATTTTTAGATTCATTCATACTACCCGGGACCCCCTGTTGACCTCCAAAATTATAAGTTACAGGGATGGGTCTAATCATTTCTAATGCATCTCTTTCTTTAATATTATTTCCTGGAATTGATGTAAAATATTCATATGGTTGTTTCAATTGAAAATATTCTTTTGATTGTTTATAAAATCTTTCAGTTCCATTTAAAACAAGTGATGCTTTCTGATCTGTAATTAAATCTTCTTCTGTCCAAAAAAGAGCTTTTACAGGATGATTAAAAGTTAAATCATATTTTCTACTTGATTGAATAAATTCTTTATATTGTAATTGTTCAAATAGATATTCATGTGTTGATTCAGCAAATCTTTTTCTTTCATCTTGATCTAAAAAAATATAATCACACCATACTTCACATGATACAGAATCATCATTTCCAAGTTTTCTATTTATTTCACTATTAAACCCCCACTTAAATTTCAATGAAACATCATGGTATTGTAATGCTATTAATGGTAGTGCTTGAGAATCATCATTACAAAAGAAAAATCTTAAAGGAACCATTATTTTTTTTTGAGGATTCATCATATTTGAACCACCGGATAATAAATCAAAATTATTATCATATCCACCTGTCATATATTTAAAACCATCTTTTTTTGATTCGGGTGTATGTATTTCACTATATATATCGAGCCATTCACCGATATGTTTATCTACTAGAGTTCCCCCTATCATTAAATCAACTTGTTTAATAAGCTTATTTCCTCTTATACCATAATTATTTTGATCGCAAAAAACATAAGCATTTTTTAATAAATCACCATTCCTTGAAACATTGACAACTCCAATTGTTTCAGATTCTTCTGTATCTTTTACACCGTCAATAACCTGTTCGATAGATTCTATGGCAAAATTAGTATGTCTTCTATATACAGTTTTAAAAAAAGTAATTTGTGGATTTCCTGTTAAATATTCATCTTGAAGACCAAGTGAAACAAGTTGAATTAAACCTCCTCCCATATTTATATTATTAAATAATATAATTAAATTTTAAACATTATTTAAAAGGAAAATATTTAAATAAATAATATTTATAAGTTTAAAGATTAATGTCAGAATTTCCAGCAGAAATTTTTGCTCATAGAATTGAATGTACTGGGGTAGTAGAAATCGGAGAATTAAATAGTATTAATATGGCCCCTAACAAAATTGTTAATATGGGGGGAAATAATGTTAGAAATGTATCTGATCCTAGAGATGGTATATCCGGATATCAAGATGCAGCTACAAAAAGATATGTAGATACTATTTTTCCTTCACGCTTTTTAGATTGGTTAAATAATGCCGTACCCCAAGAAATAGGAATAAATACTAGTCCCCAATTTGTAAATATGACATTAACTAATGATCTTTCTGTTCAAAGGACGATAACAACAGATAATCTACTCATTAAAAATAACTTAATAGAGTTAAATAATACAGCAACATCAAACACAAATGATTCTGGTATAATAATAGAACGGGGATCAACCGGAGATAACCTTTTTATAGGTTGGGATGAATCAGAAGATAAATTTATAATGGGTAGTGGAACATTTACAGGAAGTTCAGAAGGAAATTTATCAATAACAAAAGGAACTTTATCAGCAAATTTAGATGGTAATATAACGGGAAACTCAGAAACGGTAACAAATGGAATATATACAACGAGTAGCGTTGCTGAATTATCAGATGTAACAAGTGTAGGGTCCGGAGCAATAATTAGTGATGAAGAAAGGACAAAACTAAATAATATAGAACCCGGAGCAGATGTTACCGATTTTGAGAATGTTTCTGCAGCAGGAGCATTTATGAGTGCTAATTTAAATAACACCCGTGGATCACTTTTAATAGGAAATGGGACAGAACCAGTTAAATATCTTCTTGGAGAAGCGAATAAAGTATTAATTAGTGATGGAACAGATGCCGTTTGGGGTGATATTTCTGATGATATGCTCGGAGGTTCTATTTCAAATGATAAATTAATAAATAGTTCTTTAACAATTAATACTGGTTCCGGTTTATCTAATGGAGGAACAGTTTCATTAGGAGGAAATTTAACAATTAATCTTAATCCAGATAATAGTAGTATTGAAGTTAATCCTGAAAATAACCAAGTTAGAGTTAAAAATAACGGAATTACAAATAATATGCTTGGTGGATCAATAAGTAATGAAAAATTATCTAATAATAACATTACAATCACAGCCGGAGATGCTATAATAGGGGGTGGAACAGTTTCATTAGGAAGTAATGTAGATATAAATGTTAATGTTGATGGTTCTAGTATAGAAGTAAATAATGATTCTTTAAGAGTAAAAGAAGGTGGAATTACAAATGACATGCTTAATGGTTCTATTTCAAATAATAAATTACAAAACAATAAAATTACTATTGGAAATCAAGAAATACCATTGGGTTCATCTTCAAATACCTTAACTGGAATAACATCATTAGAAATAGATGGTGCAGATGGTTTAGAAATTAAAAATGGAAATAGCGGAGCAGGTTTTATTGATTTATATGAAAATTCTGATAATGGTGAAAATAAAACTAGAATTATTGGTGGATCAAGTATCGAATCAAATGTTACTTTAACATTACCATCTGTAACAGGTACCCTATTATCATCAAACGAAGATGGAAATATCACAAATAATATGTTAGCAGGCTCTATTCCAAATAGCAAATTATCAAATAGTTCAATAACTATTAATACTGGTCAAGGTTTAACTGGTGGTGGAGTTACAAATTTAGGTAATTCGGCATCAATTAATATTAACGTTGATAACAGTAGTATTGAAATAAATAATGATTCTTTAAAAGTTAAAAATGGAGGAATTACAAATGATATGCTTTTTGGATCAATAAATAATGATAAATTAGAATCTTCATCTATATCAATTACAGCTGGAAGAGGTTTAACTTCTGGTGGAAATGTTGCTTTAGGTGATAATATTACATTAGAAGTAGATGTTGATGATTCTAGTGTTGAAATTAATAATGATAAAATTAAAGTCAAAAACTCAGGAATTACAAATGATATGCTTTCTGGATCAATTTCAAATGATAAACTATCAAATAGTTCTTTAACAATAACTCCTGGAAGTGGATTAACTGGAGGTGGAAGCGTTGATTTAGGATCTAGTAGTACAGCTTTATCTGTAGATGTTGATAATAGTAGTCTTGAAATTGACTCGACGACTCAAAAAGTAAAGGTAAAAAATGGAGGTATTACAAATGATATGCTTGCTGGTTCTATTGATTTAACTTCAAAAATAACAGGAACATTACCATTTTCATCATTACCAACTAAAAATGAAAATAATATGACATCTAATAGTTCTACACATGTTCCAACACAAAGTTCAGTTAAATCTTATATTGATTCTGAAATAGCTGATTTAGTAAGTTCTTCTTCAGATACACTTACAACTCTAAATGCTATA